ATTCTGGAGGGAAGCTGAGGTGAGCTCTATGAAAGCCTTGGCGTATTCACCACCAGTGATGCGATTGCACTCGTATTCCTCACGCAACTGAGCTTTGACGCTAGCCATCATAATGTCGAAGACACCAGTTCCAAGGACAGTTCCCGTGGTCAGATTGGTGATGTTGGGTGGATTCACCTTCGCATACATCTGATCAGAGACTGTGGTAGGCAGTTGGAATATGGCAGAGGTAATATCCACCTCAGCGATGGCGACAGCATCAGTGATATTGACAGGCAAGGCAGTCATACGAGAGCATCCTCAAATGAAAAAGCCCACCGGTTCTTTCCGGAACCTGGTGGGCTATTAGAACTCGACCAGCAAACTCAGAGAATGCTGCTGGTTTCCTCGGCGAACACACCAGCGGCTGCTTGAGCATTCGCCAGCTTGTTCAGTTCTTCTTGGGTCAAAGGCGGAAGAATCTCGAGAGCGAACTCATTCGCCCAGCTCTGCTCGATCTTGATCTGGCCATTGGCTCGCTTCGTCGTCTTGACGTTCAGAAACTTCCGGTTCTTCAAGAACGTGTAGAGAATGTGCGGCACATGGTAGCCGGCGTCAGTGGCTTCACCGAAGGGAATGAACTTCGAGACCATACCCAGATATTCGTTGCCGACAGTGACGATCTCACCAGGGAGATCCCGCTTCTTCGGATCCATATTGGTGATACGAAGCCGAATGAGCTTCATCTCATCACGCTGTAGCTGAGCACGAAGCGAAAGAGGCTTGGCGGCCCCGCTTTCCTTCGTCTCGCCAATGAGAGGGTTTGGACCCGTCACCATCTCCGGATCGTCGGAGAGACCCTCAGACTGCTTCTGCTTGGCTTCAATCTTCAAGCGAAGGGCAGGAATCCCAATGTTATTGGAAAACTGGATACCCATCAGCCGAGCTCGATGCTTCAACAGGGTGAGCTCTTCGGATGTGGCTTCATCCACGAATTCCGTCGAGGATTCGGTCTGCGTGTCTTCGTTCATTTTTGGCTCGATACTCTAAGGGGAAAGGGGAGGGAGAGCCAAAGCTCTCCCCCTATTGCTCAGGCAGTGATTACTGTGGGGCGACAGTGAAGATGACGCCCATACGCTCGGGACGCTTGATCAGAATGCCGTAGAACCACTTGATGGAGCTGAACCCCTGCTCACCGTAGGGATCGAGCTTCGTAGCCATCTCACGGCCCGGCATCTTGGTCATGACCGAGAACTTGATCGTCTTCCCGTCTGTCTGGAAGCCGATCGTGGTCCAGGAGTCGTCACCCAAGACGAGCATCGGGAACACATCGTAGTGGTAGGTGCCAGACACCGAAGTGCTCTGATAACCTGGATTGGTGCCGACAGCGGCGCCCTGACCCGCATAGTGCAGCATCTCCGGCACCTGAATGATGCGGAAATTGTCGATCGAACCAATCTCGCCATTCAGCACCGTGCCGGCGTCAGCATAATGCTGGACCTGAACGAATGCCGAATTGCCGAAGAGATCCGTCATGCCCTTGAGCAAGGGAACGATGTCGCCGCCGCAGAAGAGAACACGAGCAGCCGGGATCGTCTTGGTGTCGAGCATACGAGAACCTGTGATAACCGTCGTCTGCTTTGGCGTGCGGTTATTGGTCAGCGTCAAGTCGAGACGCATCAGGTTCTTGTAGTTGACGATGGACGGGGTAGTCCCTTCCGCCGTGATCGTCGCCATGCTAGTGGCAGCACCCGCATAGAGGATCACACCAGCAGCCGCCAGAAGATCACGCTGAAGCACCGCTTCCGTGAGCTGGACAGCGCCATTCATCAACTCAGTCGCCAGATGGTCCATCAGGCCAGCATCCGAGTCGAAGTCCAACGATTCCTGAGTGAATTCAGTGAAGAAACCAAATTTCAGGAGCGAACCTTGTCGAGACAAACGAGTGAAACCAACCCGGTTCACTCGGCCGCCGTCTTCCGCCAGGACCGGGAGCTTCGAGGTGATCGTGCCAACGTCACGGCTGGAACCATAAAGGTTGCCGCCAGAGACGCCAGGAACCGCGGTAATAACGGCGCCGTTAGCGTCCAGACCCTGGTTATTGACGTTGCGATCATCGAGCAGGGGAACATACTCGTAGACCTTGATCGTCGTGCCGAAGTTCTTCGGCATGTTGATGACCGAGGCCAACGGCATGAAATACTGGTCTTTGCGAGCAGTGATGATCGCCTTCTTCAGATAGAACCAGGGAGAGAGCTGATTCGGAGTCGTGTCATTGGCGCCAGCGGGAATCGTCGGAGCGCCGGTGTTGTCGATCAGGCCACCATCAGTCTGGCCGGGGGTATAATTCAACATGGTTTATTCTTCTTTCAAAGGTCAGACACCTACGTTGAACTGCTTCAGAAACTCGTCATCACTCAACGCATTGAGATTGACGGCAGCCTTGGCAGTGGCAGGTGTACGGCGGTTACTGGAAGCCGCAGCTGCTCGATCACCATTTGTGACCGTGGACTTGGGGGCCACGACACGGGTAGCGACAACAGTTTTGGCGGTTTTTGCAGGCTTGACGGCAAGATCAGCGAACTTGTTCGCTGCCGTCATCTCGTCACCCACGACTTTGTAGGCTTGGAGAAAAGGGACGTTCGCTGGAATCTGACCGAGCGTCTGACGGCGTTCCACCTCGTTCACGATACGGTCGTAGACTCCGTTCTCGCGCTGGTCGTGGATAACAGTCATAATATCGGGTGACTTCCAGAGAGCCTCTTTGCTGGCCTGATCCCAGCGACCATTGATGACCTTCAGAGTCTCCAACCGCTCCGGGGTAGACTTCATGTCTTCCAGAGTCGTATTGAAGGCTACCTCATCATCACTGACCCGGTGATTGCCTTCGCGATAAGCAGGCTCGACACTGGTATCGATCTCTTGTGGATCTAGCCCAGCATCTTTAATGAGCTTCTTGATAGCTTCAGGGTTTTTCTTATCCAAATCAATGAGATAAGAAAGTTTGCCTTCATCCATCAGCCCATTGTTCTGGAGCATGGTAAGCACCTTGCGGGCGGGAACCAGCTCCTGCATTTTCTTGGTGTAATTGGCTCCCATCTGCATGAGCTGAATGGCCTCTTCAGGCGTCTTCAGTTCGATGGTTTTGCCGTTCGCTTTGAACGGCTTCATCACCTTATTGTAGAAGGTCTCATAGTCAGGGGAGGTCTCCGCTGTAGTCTCTTCAACCTCGACCCCAGTAGCCTCGGATTCGTCGTCTTCGTCATCACCCTCTACGGAGGTTTTCTGAGTCGAAACAACATCTTCGGTGTTCTGGGTATCTTCGGTCGATTCAACAACAGCGGCTTTTTTCCCTTTTCTGGAAGCGCCTTCTGCATGCGGATCGAGAACGGCAGTTTCGGTTTTGGTCTTCTGAGGAGGAGTCGTCTTGTTTTCGACAACCCCTTCAGCCGTGGTTTCAACGATAGGCGTTTCCGTTCCATCCTCGGAGACGGCGACAACCTTCTCGGTCGAAGCAGGAATAGCCGCCTCCGGATAGGGAGGGTTCTTCAGGAAATCCTCGTCGGACATACCTAAGACTTCGGAGGCGGCGCTCATCAGAGGTCACCCTCTTCAGCACGGGCTTCGTTAATAGCCTCCTCGAGATCAGCCAGATTACGGGCAGCTGTGCCACCCATCTGGATCTGCAAACTCAGATACCGCTTCAGGTGGCCAGCAGCCTGCGCCATGTGGAGCGCATCTGCACGCTGGTCATTGTTCAAGAACGGATCGCCACTTTCCTGGACGTAACGAGCACAATCATCGCGACAGAAGCCTTCCAGTACAAGTTTGCGGAAATCATGGTTATGAGCGAGACGCTCAGCCATCTCCTTGTTCGCCTGTAAGTGCTTGCAGAACTCCATCTGCTCTTCGAGTTGGGCAACAGTGACTTCAGACATATCTGAGTGGTCCTTGGGGGAAAGTTGGGTTACGTTGACTTTACATTTTGACTACTAAAACATTTTTGAACCAAGTGGAAGCACTAACTTACAGGTTTGTTGACTTAGCCAACTGGTTGTAACCAATGGCTGCATGTAAGTTGGGGCGGCTTTCCCCTTCCTTTGTTGGAGAGGTGAGGGCTTTAGTTACCTCAAGATGCCGCTGACCTTCACTCTGTTGGGCTTGAACATCTTTCTGCCCTTGGTTCTGTTTGTCGGCCAGTTCCATGTTCCCTTGATGTTTGGCCGCTTGAAGCTCCATATTTCGAGCATGTGTGGTGCCAGTCTCTTTTTCCACGTAGTCGAGATTGGTCATGTCTTTACGGGTGCTCTCCAGCACAGCTTTCGACTGGATGAGTTGGATCTCGGCCTGGAGCTTCTGAACAGTCATTTGAGCGGCCTGAAGCTGCAACTGCTGAAGTTGCTGTTGCTCCGGAGAAGGCGGCGGAGGAGGCGAAGGTTGAAAGTTGCGAAGCTTTTGAGCCAAGACAGGCATACGCTTCAACTCGGCGATCTCAGCCATGATCATCATGGTGATCTCAGGTCCGGCGCTTGGACCACAAGTCTGAAGCATAAAGGCCAGGTCTTGGCCCTTGGCGTCATCCACTTCGGCCGTATTAATGTCGGTCTCGAGCGTGAAGTTGCCCTTGAGGTCTTCACGGTTGATCTCGACAAATGTGTCATTAGTGACCGCCACTGTCTCTTTCTCTGAAAGAAAGACAGCGTTCATACCCATGATCTTGGCGCCAATCTCGACCATGCCAGTAGCCAAGCGTCGAAGAATGGACATTTCCCTAAGAGCAGCGGCGTCCATGGCGCCTTTGGCGTTGGCAGCCACGGGACCATAAGCTGAACCAGAAATACCACCCGAGAAGCTCTTCACACCTGTGAGGGCCTCAGCTTCCTGGTTCACCATCTGAGTCATAGCCAAAGCTGACTGAGGCAACTCAGGAAACTTGTGCTCGATGATACCCTGAGCCGGCGACATATTGGGATTGAACTCGTAGTCCTGCCCCGACTCATAGCGACGACGATTGAGGGGATCGAGCATACCCTTGGCAATGCCCTGCTGTCCATTAGCGGATCGACCAAGTAGGTCAATCATACCTCTAGTGACGGCTCCAAGGATCTTCTGGTTGTCCTCGAGAAGCTCAGCATCAGGTTCACCATAAAGATGCCTCTTGATGGGCATATAGGGAACCAAAACAATGGGAAGAGCTTCATCTGGGTAGGGGTTGGCCTCCATACGAATGAGAGTAGAGCCAATCCAAGTGGCTACGAATGGCACCAAAGTGCCATCTTTGTTCATGTCGTACCAACCCCAATACTCGTAGGCCACTACCTTACGACGCATGGTGTCGGTCATAAGAAAGTCGGTGGGAGTCTGGGTTTCGTGGTTTGGTTCATTGACCGGGTTATTGGCGCTCCAATTGACCTTATCGAGGTTCTTGTACTTCTTCTTTTCCTTGAGTAGCTCGGATTTAGAGGTCTCGAAGGAAATGATACAAAAGAGCGCCTTAGCCAGATCACCATTGCAGGAAGGATCAATGAAGACGTTTCGGGGATCCAGCACCTCCACGGTCGGGAAGTTCTGGAGCACCTTCACCGTATCGACATCTTGGGTGCCAGTCTGCTGGGCAACCGTAGGC